GACCTGGAGCAGAGGACTTTGCAAACCATCGACAATCCGTTCGGAACGAGATTGTCACCCATGTCTCAGGAATAAACCGTAACCTATGTGTCCAGAATGGACCAAAGGCAAATGGCGGAAGAGGTGTCCGCTTCTCCGCCGTTTTCTTGGGATATTCGGTCCGCACCTCACTGTAGTTTCTTATAAATTCCGTATGTTCCATTTGGCCGTTATGATAACCGTTACAGAAACGTAGGTTCGGCGGAGACTTTTATGGCGCGCAACAAGCTGTCAGAAACAAGGATAAAGGCGCTCACAAAGCCTGGCATCTATGGCGACGGCGAGGGCCTTTATCTGCGGGTTCAGAAGGGCGGTAGCAAGAACTGGGTCTTTATTTACCGCCGCGGCGAGAAGCGAAACGAAATCGGCCTTGGCGGGTATGGGCAGGGTACGGCTCCAGTCTCCATGGCTCTCGCCCGAGAGAAGGCGGAGGTGATTCGTCAGCAGCTTGCTCGGGGCGAGGATCCGCGCGCCGATCGCGTTTCGGCCAAGCCGAAGACGTTCAAGGATTGCCTGGATGGTCTGCTGAAGGCGAAGGAATCGGAATGGACGAATGACAAGCACGCCGATCAGTGGAAGATGACCTTGCAGCAGTATGCGAAGCCGCTTCATGACATGCCTGTTGCGGACATTGTGATGGGAGACGTGAAAGACTGCCTACTCCCGCACTGGCAAGAAAGGCCCGAGACGGCCGACAGGCTGCGCTCGCGCATTCAGGCAGTGATCGACTACGCAATTGCTCACGAATGGCGCACGGCTGGCAATCCGGCTCGCTGGAAGGGCCTCTTGGACAAAGTGATGCCTCGCCGTCAGAAGCTTCAGCGCGGGCACCACGCTGCGCTCGCTTATGCGCAGTCTTCCAAGATGGTCGCCAAGCTGAGAGAGTCGTCCGGTACGGCTGCCCGCGCAGTTGAATTCCTGACATTGACCACCAGCCGGACCCGTGAGGGTAGAGAAGCGCTGTTCTCAGAGGTGGATGTCGACGCGAAGACGTGGACTGTGCCGGCTGAGCGCATGAAAGCCGGAAAGCAGCATGTCGTCCCGCTTCCCGATCGCGCGCTGGCAATTGTTGAAATTATGCGGCAGCAGGCCACCGGCCCCTATATCTTCGGCGGCGAGAGGCCGGTTTCCAGTACGGCGATGACTAAGGCGTTACGGCTGGCCTCCCCAGACAAAGCCGCGACACTCCATGGACTGCGGAGCATGTTTCGAGATTGGGCGGGAGACTGCACTGAGTATCCTCGAGAAGTTGCCGAGGCGGCGCTTGCACATGCCGTCGGAAACGAGGTTGAGCAAGCTTATCGTCGAGGATCCGCGCTGGATAAACGCCGATTGCTGATGAATGATTGGGCGGCATTCTGCGGTGGCGGCGCTCAGACCAACTCAGCCAGCACGACCACGTGAGCTTCTTCGCCGTCGGCTGTCTCGTACGGCCAAGTCGCGAGGCGCGCTTGCCCTTCATGTCGCACAAGCACGGTGTTTCCTTTGGTTGGGGTGAGTCGCGGGTTCACCCACAGTATCTTTCCGTCGACGCGGACAGCGTAGGTCCCGCCGACTGCCGGCGACGCGTATCCGCTAGCGAATTGATCGATGCTAATGGCGTTACAGGTTCCGGATCCCATTACAGGCGCGCCGAGGTCCGGTAGCTTTGTTGTGCCAGTGCTGATTTTCGCTTCATCTGCAAGTTCAGCAATTTGGTCGACGGATATTCCCAGGTAGGCGGCGAGGGCTGGGAACATTACTGGCCGCGGTACAGCACCCTTCTTCCATGTCTGGAGGGCCTGCTGGCTGAAGCCGTACTTTGCCGCGAGCTCGCGTTCGGTCAGTCCACTTCGATTGTGTTCGTTTACGACCATCTGCGCCAACCGCGTCCGCTTCTCTTTCATTCTTCAAAACCTATCTTGACAAATTTGTAAAACAAGACTACATAGAAATCGTATGTGCCGCAACATCTAAATAGAGGAGCAGAAATGAACTCAGCGAATGACAACTACGCTCTGATTTCCCTTACGGACACCTGCAAATTGACGAGCATGTCGAAGACAATGATTCACCGGCTTCGCTCCGAAGGACGCTTCCCCGCCGCGGTCGCTCTCGGCGAGAAGCGGATCGCTTTCGTGCGCTCTGAAGTGCACGAATGGATCGGCAGTAAAATTGCGGCACGGGCCGCTTAAACCCCTTGCCGCTCGCCGGCATTCGCCGGTTATCTATTTCCGTATTCCCGAAACACATCATCAACGACCGGCCATCGTGCCGGAGAGGAGGAATTTTTGCCAATTATCAGCACCAAAGAGGGAATGAACATCAACTCTGAGCACGTTGTGCAGTTCACCACGCTCAGAAACGGCTCGACGAAATTCCTTCTGTCGACGGGCGGAGAGCAGATCTGTGAAGCCTACTCGGACGTGAATGAGCACTTCATCCCGGTAATCCCGGCTAATCCCGGCTTCGTTGCTGTGTTCGCATACCGATGGGACGACGGCGTCTTCACGTACAAGCACCGCACGGTAATCGCGTGGCGCTGTTGCCCGTCTGGAAATTATCCAATCTTCGAGGGCTACGGCGATAACGACGACTACGCGGTAATCATCGATCCGGCCGGCGGCGTCTATGACAGTGACCATAACGTATTCGCCTCTCTCGAAGATTGGCAGAAGGAATACGAGGCGGAGCAAAACGAGATCGCTGCCCGCGTGGCCAAGGCCGCTTGATGGATCCCGTCATCCTCTCGATACGACCGGCGCCGCTCGGCGTCGGTTGTCGAACCGTTGCCCACTTTGATGTTGAGCTTGGTCATGTGCGCCTGTTCGGCCTGCTGCTTCGCGAATTTGCTGACGGGCGGCGCAGGACAATCGCCCCGAACGCTGCAGGGCGCCACGTCGCAACATTTCATCCTGAAACCGCAGAGAAGATAACGGCCGCAGCGACGGCCGCCTTGGGAGGCCTGACCGCCAATGAACGCATCCGCCGCTCAGCCTAAATCAGAGAGACCAACTGGCGCGGATAACCTTTCCGTCGCGCTCGAATACATCGCAGCCGGGATTCCTGTCTTTCCCTGCCGCGTCTCGGAAGAAATGGATACGCACACGGGCCGAGTGTACGGCCCCAAAAGCCCCCTGACATCAAATGGTCTGTACGGCGCTAGCACGAACGAAAAAATCGTGCGCGAATGGTGGAGGCGGAATCCAGAGGCATTGGTCGGCATCCCGACGGGCGAAACAACAGGCTTTTTCGCGCTCGACGTGGACGTGAAGGAAGGCAAGCACGGGGACGTCAGTCTCGCAGCGCTCGAGGCCGAGCACACGCCGTTGCCACCGACCGTCGTCGTGCAGACGGCAACGGGGGGATCTCACTTTCTCTTCAAACATGTCGACGGACTGACCACGTCGACTGGCAGCCTTCCCGTAGACATCGATATACGGGCGCAGGGCGGCTACGTTATTGCCGCTGGCAGCACGTTCCCAGACGGAACGTTCTATGACTTCCTGGGAGGCGATACCCCTGGTGGCTTCACGGCAGCGGTTGCGGAAGCCCCTAAGTGGCTGGTCGACATCGTCCGCACGCCCAAGCACCCGCCGCGGCATGACCACACGCCTGCAAATGACAACGCACCTGCAGGCGCTGCCGAAGTCGAGGAACTGCTTTCGTTCATTGATCCTGACGTTGGCTATCAGGACTGGGTTTCCGTGTTGATGGCCGTCCATGGTGCCCTGGGCGCCGCCGGACTCGCTATTGCCGATGCGTGGAGCGCACGCGGGTCGAAATATAGAAAGGGGGAAGTGGCTGGGCGATGGAAAGGCTTCACGGCGGGCAAAGGCGTCACCTTGAGCACGGTCGCGCAGTTGGCCCGTGACGGCGGCGCAGATCTGTCTGCGATCGCGACGAAGCACCGCGGCGGCAGCGAGCGTGGAGACTGGATCTCGCCGGAAGAGGCGCACGAAAGGGCTATGAGGCTGGCGGCAACGGCTACTGCGAAATCAGCACCACTATCGGAGCAAGCGAACGACGGCGCCGTGCCTGCCGAACCGCGGGTATTTTCCATCTTCGACTGGCCAGTCAGCCGCTTTGTCGGCGAGGCGCCGAAAGTCGAGTATTTGGTCGACGGGGTGATCCCCCTTGGCATTCCCGGCATGGTGTCGGCAATGGGCGACACCGGGAAGTCATTCGCTTTGCTCGAGCTCCATCGGCGTGTTGCCTTTGGCCAAAGCCCGTTCTCGGCGCCGATCTTTGGCGGAAAAGTCGTCGCTGAGGGGACGTCGGTGATGATCACGTCGGAGGACGACGCGAACGAAGTGCATCGCCGTATCGCCGCACTCGATGAAAAAGGCATGCGCTTCAGCGAGGCTGGCCGGCGAATGATCGTCGTTCCGCTGCCATCCGCTGGGGGTGCGAGAGCATTCTGGCGCGAGGACAAGAAGAAGGGCCTAGTTGAGACAGACGACTTTATGCGAATCCGGGACGAACTCGCGTCGATTGCAGATCTGCGCCTCATCACCTTCGATCCGCTAGCAAGTTTTGCCCATCTCCCGCTGAACGAGGATCCGGCTGCAGGACAGTTCGTGTGCACGTCATTGTCGCGTTTGGCTACTGAGACAGGCGCCGCGACGCTGGTAGCGCATCACATGCGCAAGGTTGCCAAGCCAATCGAGACGCTTGGTGATGCACGCGACGCCATCCGCGGCAGTACCGCCCTCGTGGATGGTTTGCGCTTGGCGTATGCCATGTGGCCAGCCGAGGAGGCGAGGGCGAAGCGCGTTTGCAAGGATCTGGGAACGGATTTCCAGCCGGCAAAGGTGGTCCTGGGTGGCGTTGTGAAGGCCAACGGCGCGGCCCGACGTATCGTATCAACGTACGTTCGCAATGCGCACGGACTGTTGGTCGACAGGACCGCCGGCCTAGGTGCATCCGCACCGCCCCAAGACGATCTGCGAGCCGCGCTTGTCATCGCCGTTGAGGCCGCCGCCGCTGCTGGTTCGCCTTTTACCAAGACCGGCGCCAGCGGGCTGTTTGAAATGCATGAGCGGCTCCCAGTGGAGCTGCGTGCGCTCGCCAAGGGCAAACTCGACACGCTTGCCACCCAAGCTCTGGAGCGCGGCGAGATCGTACGTGCAGCGGCGCGGGGCGAAAAGACCGCCAAGTGGCTTGATGTTCCGGGCGGTACATTCGCGATCGGGCTGGGGAATTTCTCGACCGGAACGCCGCGTTCCTGACCTGCAAATCCGTTCCCAGACGTTCCTGGGAACGGGTCATTCCCATGGGAATGGGAACGCTAAGTATTTGAAAAGACGTGATTTCCCATTCCCATTCCCAGCGTTCCCAAGATTTTTGGGAACGGTTTAAGTTATTGAAAATAAACGCATTCCCACGTTCCCAGCTTTTACCCCTCTTTCAGAGGGGGGAGGCGTCTGGGAACGCCATCCCCCGATAGGAAGGAGACCTGATGAACATCTTCGAATATCACCTGAGGAGCATCCCGCATCTGGTCGAGAGTGAGCGGGATACAGACCGCTACCTCCGCGCATTCGCCGCAATGGTAGAACGGCTCGACCCGGAGGCTGATCGCCTATGTGAGACCGACGCTGCACTGGATGCAGCAAGAGATGCGATCCGCTTCATCGCTGATGATGCTTTCCGCCGCGGATTCGAGGCCTGCCACGAGAATGTGCTCGTGCCCCTACGGGAATGCACGATCACACGGGAAGTGGCGCTGACCGAAATGCGCGAGCACGGTGAGCGAGCTCGCCAGACGATCGTGGCGAAATTCGAGGAAGCGCCAGGAGTGCCCAACCAACTTACGGTCGACATTGAGGACGTGGAATTGCCGGAACCAAGGTTGAAGGTGCAGCAATGAACTGGTCGAGCAAGGAGCTTCGCTTGACCGACGCCCAGGCAGTCCTTTTGGGGAGCGGCCGCAACAGCATCTACGAGCGTGTTGATGACCGGACAAGGTTGATACTCGAGGCCCGAAAGATGCTCGGTCCATGGAAGCGGAACACCGACATGACCTATAGCCTGCCTCTTTCCGCGAAAGGCGAGGCGGCTCTATCGCGCTACCTGAATCGGAAAACGAGGGGGAAATGATGACTGAACGCACCACCGCAGAACATCGTGCCGAAGTCGAAGCCTGGCGTGCCACTGCGCCAAAGCATGACCATCAAATTTTCGGAAGGAAGCTGAAGACGGAGAAGCCCCGACACCGGGATCTCTCGGAGCTATCTGCGTTGCTGGCGATACGTAGCCGTCCAGCGGGGGTCGCGGAGGAAGGACCGACCCAGCCTCTGCCCGTCGTATCATCCAATTGGCGCCTGGCCCCCGCCAACGATAACAAGCAACCGGAGGATGGCTTCGGCACAGAACGCACGGTCGAATACATCCCATCGGAACAAGAGCTCGAAAATTCGTTCGCCAAGGTGATCGTCAGGTATCGGCCCGAGCCGATGATGCTGGCCGGCGGGCGCCATGAAGCACAGCGCGCGGGCAGGGAAATTCACGCCGTCCCGGTCGACGGTGATTTCGAGTACGGCACCCACGTCGATGGGGACGGCGATGAGCATAAGGTGATTGTTCGGATCGGCAAACTTCGCTTCAGTGACGGGTCCCAGACAGAAAAGGGCCAGAAGCTTGTCATGGACAAGGTCGTGGGAGCACAGATCGAAATGCCCGTCGGCGCCATGCTCGGCACAAGAGAAAAGAGCACCAGAGACAAGGGCGGCGAGGAGGACACATCTGGAGGCAATTCGCACTACCGGTGGATGGTGGGTGCGGCCCGCGCAGCGACGCCACCAAAGCTGAGGCCGAGGAAAAAAGAGCCCGAACAAAAAAAAGAGATCGAACAGACCACCAAGGCGCAGGACCGGCAGATGCTCGCGGAAGCGATGGCCAGGACAACTATGCCGGTGACCAAGTGCCCCGACGGCTTCCCGGCTAGCCCTACCAACCTCCGCCAGCTCTTCATCGGCGGCCGCAAAGGCAAAAAGGGCGAAAGCGGGTCGCAGGCCTGGGTGGACATCTTCACGGAAAAGGAAAACCGCGAGAAGTTCCAACGAGGCCTCGACGCCATGCAAGACTCCCACGTTAGAGTGCTCACCGAAGCGATGAGCGCCAAGAGCCTAGCCGAACTCGGAGAGAAGCGCGGCTACCGCGGGCGGCACGCCGTTGACGCGGGCAGGCGGCTTTTGCGAGCGGCGAATGACAACTTCCTCAGGGCCATGGAGCTGGCGGAATACGGCGCCGAACCTGAGAAGCGGGAAGTTTCTCGCAAGTCGTGACCCTATGAAAGTGAAGGGATGATGCATCATAGCCGTCATCCCGCACCTTTCCGGGCGCACATACTAGTTGCGACGGAGCCTCGGCCAGAGATGAGCCGGGGCTAACTATCAAGGGGAAACGAGCGTGCTTATTGCTGCTTGCATCATTGGCGGCATTGTCCTTGGCGCCGCCGCTGTTCTCGCACTCTTTGGCTACGCCATGAGCGGAGCTCGTTTCTTCTAATCTGCGGGGTGTCTGTGGTTCGTCATGGGCATCTCGTCTAGCAGGTCTGCATGGTGCACAGCTACGGCGCTGCACGGCAGATAACCAAAGGCACACAGCATGGGCGCCGCCTGCTATCGAATAAGACCAGACACGCTTAGTCATCGCGCACCCTGTCTGGTTACTCGTACACCGTGGTCTCGTCTCTGCCTTCTGGTATGCGCCCACGGTACAGCATTGCAGCGTCTAGGGTCTGACCCGCGACATCGCCTCGCGCCCTCTTCCTGGCCCGCGGTGCGCTGCAATCCCCATTGCCTGGCGCGCCTCCTCTCGCGACATGGCAATCAAGCGGCGGGTTGAGCACCGGGCAGATAAACCGGAGAGCTCCCTGCCGCTTCTTGTTTTATCGGTGGTTGGCGGACGCCCGGATTTGTGAAGCCCGCTAGAAGTTGAAGCTCAGTTGCCTCGGCCAAGATCGAACGTGTGCGCAGACGTGTTCCAGACGTCCAAATCGAACGCGCTCATATGATCTGACAAACACATACCTCGCCACCCGCACTAGTTTCATGCACTTCCTTCCCTGAACAGGTTGGAGACCTGCGGCTCAGCACTGCGAATGCAGGCTTGCGGCACGTAGCCTGTCCGTTAGGACACTCAGGAAATGTTGCGCCCGCCAACCAATGGTAGACTAATTCATCATCACTCGCTCTGTCTATGGGGTCGCCTATGTGGGGATTAGCTTTCAGCATACAGCCCAAAGAGTGGCGTCTAGGTGCCTGCGATGCCATCGAGGACGATGGCACTGTCGTCGGTCGCTGGTACTGCTTCGGTCCCGTTGCGGTCACGTACGATTACGAATAGGCGAGCTCCCTTCGGGTCGAGCTCGCCGCTTTGCTTTTCGGCGATATAGGCGCTCTCCCGGCACCGGGCGTTCGTGGTGCGTCAACCCTGCAGGTCGTCGATATCCTTACCCAGAGCACGCTCAATGCCCTTGCGCACACCCATCAGGAACGGCGTGCTGTTGCCACGAGTGCCAGGCTGGCCCGGAACCCCGGGCATGCCGGCCGCTGTTCCGCGTATGGATCTGTAGCCGACTTCGAAGCCGTCCCGAAAGCTGCCTTCTCTGATGATGTCGGCCATCTGTTCTCTTCCTCCCCTGGATTGAACACCAAAGTGGCACAACCGAGGGTCGGTCGTCAATTTTCGCCAACAGCCAGAGGCCTCCTTTCATTGGCAGAGGAACAATGCAGACGGGAATCGCAGGTTCCACGTACGGCTGCCGGTTATCACCGCTGGTACGGCCTCAAGGCCTGGCAAGACGCACGCCACGTCCAGCTCTCACGGCAGCCTTTGTGCGAGCGCTGCCTCCAATCTGAGATTGTTACCGAAGCAACGGTTGTGAACCATCGCGTTCCTCACCGCGGAGATTGGGCTCTGTTCATCGAGCCGAACAATCACGAGAGCGTATGTCAACCGCACCACGATGGCCTTATCCAGCGCGAGGAGAAGCGCGGTCATGTCATCGGTTGCGACGTCGATGGGCGGCCCCTTGACCCACAACACCCATGGAACCGGGCCGGAGGGGGTGAGTGACGAGCTCTGGCCGTTCGGCCGCCGTACCCGCGTCCCAGGTGCGTTCGCACCGAGAGTAATTCTGAAGAGGGGGGATGATCGCCATCCCCGTAGGGGATGAACGTGAACGATACCGAGTCCCTCGCGCAGCAAGAGCCCGACTGGGCTTTAAGCTATGTCGACGCCGAGGACGCCGAGGAGGCCAGCCGCCAATGGCGCGCCGTAATGGCTGATCTATCCGCCGCCGGGACCATTGCCGATGCAAACGGCCACACCGTAATCCGGCTCGTCGAGTTTCGGGTGCAGTACCGCAAGGCAGCGAAGCATGTGGCTGAGCATGGCACGATTCTTTCTAGCAAGCGCGCAAAGATCGGGCAGTGGAATCCCTATTGGTCCGCAATGCAGCACGCCGACGCTCGGATAGTCGTCCTCGAGGCGAAGCTTGGATTGGACCCGCTGAGCCGCGGGAAGGCAACGAAGGTGGCTCGTGGCAAAAAGAAATCTCGCGCGGCCGACGCGTACCTCAAGCCCGCAACTGACTGACCCAACGACGCAGTACGCCGAAGAGGTTGTCGCGGGCAGAATCGTTGCCGGCGAGCACCAGATGGCCGCTGCTGAGCGGCACTTGAAGGATCTGCGCGACGGGCAGAAACGGGGCCTTTATTGGAGCCCGAAGGATGCGGAGCGAGCAATCGGTTTCGCGCCAGCAGTGCTCTCGATCACCGCCGGCGCCGCTGAGGGCAGGCCGTTCAATCTCCTGCCTTGGCAGGTTTTCTGCACTGGCAGCCTCTTCGGCTGGCGGAAGGAAAGCGGTCGAATGCGGTTCCGCTCTGCGTGGGTTGAGACGGGTAAGGGCCAGGCTAAGTCGCCCTGGATGGCCGCAACGGGCCTATACATGGGCGGTTGGTACGGCGTGAAGCGTGCCGAGGTCTATTCAATCGGCCAAGACCGCGCCACCGCAAACGTCCTGTTCAAAGACGCTGTGGCTATGTGCCGCGCGCCCATTCCGGGTGGCGAGGAAGACGACGAGGATTCGCTCGTCTCCCGCGGAGAGGTGATCATCCGCGGCGAGGGCGACAACGCTTGGAAGATTGAATTTCCTGAAATCGGCGGCAAGTTTCAGTCTCTCGCGAACGGCCAGGCTATTAGCGGCCCACGGCCGATCATGGTTGCGGCGGATGAAATCCACGAGTTTCGCACCAACGATTCGATCGAGACATGGAAGCGGGCAATTGCAAAAATGCCTGGCGACGGCCTGATGCTGTTGGGCACGAACACGCCAGCATCCACACAGATCGTCGGAACCGAATATAGCGAGTTTTACCAGAAGGTCGCGACAGGCGAGATCGCGGACGATGAGGCCTTCGCCTTCATATGCCGCGTCGACAAAAAAGATCGTGATACGGTCTTTGAAAACGAGGCCGTTTGGAAAAAATCGCTGCCTGCTCTGGGCGTGACCTTTCCAATCGAGAACATCCGCGGCGAAGTCAACACGGCACGCGTGCTGCTGTCGACGGCGTTTTCGGTGAAGCGTCTGTATTTCGGCATCCCAATCGGCGCGGCTGATTTCTGGATCGCAGAAGACGCATGGTCTGCCGTACAGGGGCGAGTAGATCCCGACAAACTTCGTGGGCGGAAGTGCTGGCTGTCGCTCGATCTCAGCGACAAGAACGACCTTACTGCTCTGACGGCAGTATGGGCGGACGAGCGCGGCCACCTTCATGCCAAAACTTGGTACTGGACCACGAAACAGGGCCTCGCTGAACGATCTCTTTCCGACAATGCAAAATATGTCGAGTGGTGCGAGGATCCGAACGTCAACTTAACCGCAGTACCAGGCGCCGTAATCGACAAGACCTTTGTCGCCGCAGAGGTGAAGAGGCTATGCTTCGAGCATGACGTTGAATTTCTAGCGTTCGACCCTGCTGGTATGGCCGACTTCATCGCCGCATGCGAGCAGATCGGCTTTGCGGCTTGGAAGTACGAGGGTCCAGACAAGCCCGAGGGGCAGGGGCTCAAGTTGGTCGCTCACGGCCAGGGGAAGCGCGTTGTATTTGAGGACCGAGCGCTTTGCATGCCGCGTGCCATCGAACGGCTCGAGGATCGTATCCTAGAGAACTCGATCACCATCGACGCGTCCCCGGTAACATACATGTGCGCCGGCAACGCGCTCGTCGATGCCGACGGGCAAGGCAATCGTGCGTTCGACAAGAAGCGTTCACGTGGCCGCATCGACGGCCTTGTGACAATCGCTATGGCGACCTGTGCCGCGGCTGATGGACTGCCGGGTGCGATCCCGCCGGCTACATCGGCGTGGGACGATCCTTCATTTTCACTAGCGGATTTAGGAGCATTCTGAATGCAATGGCCATTTACCCGAAGGAATGCGCCTGAATTGCGCTCAAGTGTAGAAAACCCTACGGTTCCGGTCAGCGCCGAAAACTTTCTAGCATACTTCGGCATTCAATCGGCAAACCTACCTGCAGTCACGATCGACAGCGCATTGAGCGTCCCAGCCGTTTGGGCTGCGGTTGCTTTCCTCTCGCGAACGCTTGCCGCCCTGCCGCGGCACGCCTACAGAGACGGCAAAGGTGGCGCAAAGCGCATCGGCGGCAAGCTGGAGACGGTTGTGAATGCCGCTCCCAACGATGCGCTTGGCTCGTTTGCGTTCTGGCAATGGTTCTGGCAGCAGGTATTCACTGGCGGGCGTGGCCTTGCATACATCGAACGAACGCCGCAGGGCATCGACTCGCTATGGCCGATGGATCCGGCAAAAACCACGATCAAGCGCGTTGGCCTGAGGGTCACATATGAGTTTGAGGGCAAGACATACGACGCCGCCGATGTCATCGATGTCCCCTTTATGCGCCGCAGTTGCGGGCTGAGGCACTACGGCCCGATCAACATGGCTTCGAAGGCTATCCAGCTTGCCCTCGCCATGAATGATTACGGCTCCAATTTCTTCTCTGGCGGCGGCGTTCCTCCACTCGCGCTGGTTGGTCCGCTGCCGCAGGGCGCCGATGCGCTGAAACGCGCGCATGAAGATATCAAGCGAGCGATCGGCGCGGCTAAATCGAGCAGCAGCCAGATTTTTCCAATCCCTCCCGGCAACGAACTAAAGCCCGTCGGCATGGATCCCGCCAAGGGGCAGATGGTCGAAGCGCGGCGATTCCAGGTGGAAGAAATCGCGAGGTCGTATCAGCTGCCCCCGGTGTTTCTGCAGGATCTAACGCATGGCACTATGGCCAACACCGAGCAGCAGAATCTTATGCTCGTTCAGCACCTAATTGGCCAGTGGGCGAGGGCGTTGGAGGATGAACTGAATCTCAAATTCTTCGGCCGTAGCAGCGGGAACCGCTACATTGCGCACGTCCTCGACGGGTTAATGCGCGGCGATTTCCTTTCGCGCATGGATGGGCTGGCGAAGGCCGTTCAGAACGCGCTGCTGACCCCCAACGAGGCGAGAGCACTGGAAAACAGGGAAGCGAAGCCTCACGGCGATGACCTGTTCCTGCAGGGAGCAACGGCGCCGCTCGGAACGGCGACTTACGGCCAGCAGAACAAGGCTGGCGCCCCAGAGCCGCCGGCCAACGATAATAATGAGAACGAGGCGGACCAAGCCGCATGACGGACATTGAAAAACGCATAGCGCAGCAGGTTGAACTGCGTGCCGATGAGAGCGGCACGAAAACGCTAGTTGGCTTCGCAGCCGTTTTTAACTCGCCGACGGATATCGGCGGGTATTTTACAGAGCAAATAGCGCCAGGCGCATTCGCCGAGACGATCAAGGGCGACGTGCGGTGCCTCTTCAACCACGAGAGCGGCAACGTTCTTGGCCGAACCAAGAGCGGCACGCTGCGCCTCTGGGAAGACGAACGTGGCCTACGGTTTGAAGTTGACCTTCCAGACACGGTGCTAGGCAAGGATGTTGGCACGCTGGTCAGCCGCGGAGATATCAGCGGCTGCTCGTTCGACTTCCGAGCGCTGAAGCAGTCTTGGGACGACACCGTCGACCCGCCGAAGCGTACGCTGGAGAAGGTCGAAATCAGTGAAGTGTCGATCGTCACATTCCCGGCCTACACCGACACCACGGTTGGCGTCCGATCGCTTGATCAGTGGCGGTCAGGATCGCGGAGCCAACAGAACGCCGTCGCCGCCGCACGCCGCGTGGCCGGCAAGCGCGCCGCGATGGAGCAAAAATTTCGGGGCATATCCCTGCAGGACTGACCCGTAGTCACCCGCGGGCCGTGCGCGGCAAGCGGAGGGCAGGGCGGTCCTGCCATTTCACCACCCCACCAAAAATTGGAGACTGCAATGAATCTTGCTGAGATGCAGGAGAAGCGCGGCCGTCTTATGACGCAGGCCCGCGAAGCTCTGAACGAAATCAATGCCAACACCGACGAAGCCCGCTCCGCCGAGCTCGATGCCCGCCACGACACCATCATGTCCGAATTCGACGCCCTGGAGCGTAAGATCGAACGTGAAGAGCGCATGTCGGCTCTGGAATCCCGCTTCGAAGAGCGTCAGCGCGAGGAGCGCGCAAAGAAGCGCCCGAACGGTGGCGACGGCGAAGCCCGCGGTCAGGACGATGGGAACCCCATCAGCTACCGTCATGTCTTTCACAAGTTCCTTGCTTCCGGCGCCGACCTTGGCGAGCTTTCTGCTGAAGAGCGCTCCGTCCTGAAGGCAGGCGTCGAGTCCGCCAAGGAATTTCGTATGCAGACGACTGGCACCAATACCGCCGGCGGCTACACGGTTCCGGTCGAGCTCGCAGACATCATCATCCGCACCATGAAAGATTGGGGCCCGATGTACGATGAGTCGATCTGCACGGTCCTTACCACTGCAAGCGGAAATCGCATCAATCTCCCAACAGTGGATGATACCGCTGTGACGGCGGAGAAGCACACCGAGGGCACCGCGCTGACGGATGACGGCGGCAAGGATGTCACCTTCGGCCAAAAGGCACTCGACGCCTACGTCTACGACACCGAGTTCGTGAAGTTCTCGATGGAGTTGGCGCAGGATTCCGTGTTCAACATGGAATCACTGCTCGGCTCTCTGCTCGGTGAGCGACTTGCCCGCATTGCCAACCGCGAACTCACCGTCGGCGACGGCACCGGCGACCCGAATGGCGTCGTCACGGCGTCTTCCGCCGGCAAGACTGCTGCGGCAGCGGCAGCCATTGCTTCCGACGAGCTCATTGATCTTCTGCACTCGGTCAATCAGGCGTACCGTCGCTCCCCGAAGGCTCGGTGGATGTTCGCCGATACTACGCTCGCGGCCATCCGCAAGCTGCGCGACGGGGATGGAAATTATCTCTGGGTTATGGGGAACGTTCAGACCGGCGTCCCTGGCTCGCTGCTTGGCTACAACTACTCGATCAACGATGACGTGCCTGCGATTGCCGCCTCGGCCAAGCCGGTCATCTTCGGTGACCTCTCGCGCTACTTCGTCCGCAAGGTCGGATCGCCTGTAATAGGCGTACTCAGGGAAAGGTTCTGGCCTGACCTTGGCGTGGCTGGGCTTATCCGCTTCGACGGCGAGCTCGGAGACACCGCCGCGGTCAAGCACCTCGTCATGGCTGCTGCCTAATGTTGGATGGCGGGGCTTCGGCCCCGCCTTCTTCTAAGGAGTTGGTATGAAAATCAAGATGTTGGTCGGCCTTGCTGGCAATGAATATTCGCTCTCGCCTGGCGATGAGCGTGACTTTCCGCAGAACGAAGCAATCAGGCTGATCGACGCTGGTTACGCAGTGCCGGTTGCCGAAGGAAAAGTTGAGCGCGCCGTTGTGCAGTCCGCTCCTGAGCGCCGCGGCAAGAAGGGCACCAAGGCTGATGTGGTATCCGACGACAATCACGACGCCGGCCGCGAGTGAGCCGGTCAGCCAGCAGGATGCCAAGCGGCGCCTGCGCATAGATTTTGATGATGACAACGCCGACATTGACTTGATGATCGAGTCGGCTCGCGACCACGCTGAAAAATACTGCAACGTGCGCTTCGCGTATCAAACTGTTGAGATGAAGTGCGACGGCTTCTGCGATCTCGAACGGTTGCCAGAGGCTCCCGTTTCGTCCGTCACGTCCATCACCTATGCCGACACGGATGGCGCGACACAAACGCTCGCGACGAGCGTCTATGAGTTGCGCAACGATGGGCTAGAGGCGGCGATCGTTCGAAAATACGGCCAGCAGTGGCCAGCAATTCAGTCTGGCTCGCGAATTACGGTCACTGCCGTCGTTGGCTACGCAGACGCGCCTCCGGCTGTGAAGCACGCAATCTTGCTGTTTATCGCCGATGCATACGAGGTTCGCGAGAACGCGAAACTTGATGATTGGACGGCGCTTGACGCGCTGCTCTGCAACTACAGACGCGGCTAGCGCGGGGAATTCACAAAATGGCTGTTACCTATAACGCCGCGGTGAAGACCGCGCGAATGACTGCGACGCGCGACCATTTCGCCAACGGCACGCTGGAGATTTTGACCGCGGCTGATGCTGTTCTAGCGACTTTCGGGCTTGACGCTGCTGGCGGCACTGTCTCCGGAGCCGTCTGGACGCTGGTTTTTGACAACTCGACGGTAGCGGCTGGCGCAAGCGGCACGGCGGCCAAGGCCCAGATCAAGACCAGCGGCGGTACTGCGCATTTGACCGGCCTTACGGTCGGAACGTCTGGATCTGACATCAATCTTGATTCCGTATCGATCACGTCTGGCCAGAATGTCACCCTGTCGAGCGCGACCGTAACACACGCGGCCTAAGCCATGGCGATCGGGACGCCAACGCACCTAATAGCGGCTGGCGCCACAGCAACTACGGCAACGTCAGCCAGCTTTACGCCCTCGGCAAACGTCCGCATCTTTGCGCTGTGCGCTGCCCGCGGCTCTACGGCCGCAGTCCCGACGATCAGTGATAACCTCGGCGGCACTTGGACTGCAGTCACAGGGTCAGGAATCGACGCGGGCGTCATCTGCGGCGCAATTTATTATCAGGATGTCGGGGGCAGCCCTTCGGCGCGCACCGTTACGGTGACAGCCACCGGCACACCAACGCAGGTTGGTTGCGAAGTATTCGAGATATCAGGCACAGGCTCGATATCCTCGAATTTCCACAGCAACGTGAACGCGGCCGGCGACCCATCCGTGACGATGTCGGCTTATGCGGCGACATCTATTCTGGTTGCGCTCGGAGTCGGCAACGCTGGCTCCACATGGACGCAGCCGACAGGCTGTACGGAGATTTATGATTTAGCCCCGGCGACCAACGTCAGGCTGAATGTCAGCTACGACATGACGTCGCCGGCAACATCACTGACGTGGACATCCACATCTACGGATTCGATCGGCTACGGGCTCGAGATTACAGAGGCGACTGCGGGCGCGGCCGTGACTGGGGCACTTGCTGCCACAGAGGCGGGCGGAGACGACTTCGCTGGTTCCGGTGCCGTCTTGGTGTCGGGGTCGCTTGGCGCCGCTGAGGCGGGCGCTGACGGATTTGCTAGTGCTGGTGCTGTTCTTGTTTCGGGGGCACTTGCGGCTACGGAAGCTGGGTCAGACGGCCTTGCTGGCGTGGGCGCCGTTGCCGTAGCTGGAACCTTTGGAGCTAATGAGGCGGGCGCAGATGCGCTTGCCGCCGCGGGCGCCGTTTCCATGTCCGGCACGCTTGTAGTCGCCGAGACTGGATCAGACACGTTTTCTGGCTCCGGATCGCAGGTTGCTGCGATTGCTGGGAGCGTAGCCGCCTCTGAAGCAGGCAGCGACGCTGCCGCGATGTCTGGAGCCGTTAGCGTTGCCGGTGTCTTGGGCGGCTCTGAGGCTGGCACAGATACCGCGTCATTCGCGGGCGCAGTGCTTGTGGCCGGCTCCTTGTCTACTGATGAGGCAGGCTCTGAAACAGCCGCTATGGCTGGCGTCGTTCCTGTGTCTGGATCCATGGCCGCAGATGAATCCGGTGCAGACGCACTGTCGGCCAGCGACGACCAGTTGGGCGAGCCTGATCTGAGTAGAACGATCGCGGTCGGCACCGAAAACAGAACGGCGTCGGTTGATGCCGAAGACCGAGTGGCAGTAGTCGCGGCCGAAAACAGAATTGTCGCGGTCTAGCGGCGCGGTGTGGGGACAGCAATGAGCATTTCATGGACGCCGGTCAAAGATCCGGATGAGGTCAAAGATTACTCGCTCGATTGGTCCGCACTGCTCGTTGACGACACGATCAGCGCGTCAACGTGGACGTTGGCAAGCGGCGTTGGCCTGACAATCGGCGCCAGCAGCAACACAGACACACTGTCTACCGTCTGGCTATCAGCAGGGACGGCAGGGGTGAATTACGAATTGCTCAATCGCGTCGTGACGACCGGCGGGCGAACCTACGACCAGACGGTCAAACTCAAAGTCAGGGTGAAGTAACCGTGATGTACAAGGTTGTTGAATTCGACGGCGGCGCAAAGGCCATGCATAAGTTTGTGAATGATCAGGCGGCGGAAGGCTATCTGTTCGTTCAGGCCGTCTACATGACCACCTATCAGTGGCGACTGTTCTTCAAGATCGCTACCGACGGCAATTAAAATGACCGCCGCGTCCTGACCGATGCGGGAGAATTATTCAAGGCGGCCGCCATCGCGGCATTAGCACTGCAAAAGGAATGAACCATTGGCAGATCTAGTTATCACCGCGGCGAGCGTAATTGCCGGCACGAACTCCACGCGCGACGTTGGCACTGCTGGCGCGACCATAACGGCTGGCCAGGCGATTTATTTGGACGCAGCCACAAACAAGTGGCTTCTCTCCGACAACAACGGCACTGGCACGCGGCAGGTGCACGGCATTGCACTGAATGGCGCCTCGCTGAACCAGCCCGTCTCCATCCACAAGGCCGGTGACATCACGATCGGCGCCACGCTGGTCGCGGGAACCGACTACTGGCTCAGCGGCACGGCTGGCGGCCTTTGCCCTCGCGCAGATCTAACGACTGGGATGGACGCTGTTCAGGTTGGTATTGCGAAGAGCACGACCGTTCTTGCCGTCGACGTCCAAGATCCCGGCGTGACGCTCGCCTAATGGCCTGGGTGGAGTTCAAGAGGGATTTTTATTGGGTCCAGCCTGGCTTCACCATCGCCTATAAAGCCGGAATGACGCTCAACGTCACGAGGGCTTGCGCCGACGAGGTCATCAGCAAGGGCGCCGCGGTGAAGGTTGCGGCGCCTCGCAAGGAGAACACGGATGGCCAAGAAACCAAGCGCCGGCCGCATGCATCAAAGGCTGCACTTTCAGAAACGTGAGGCCCTTGACGACGGGGCTGGGAATGAAGTCTCAGGACCGTACGAAACCGTCTTCACAGCCGCGGCCGAGCTGATCCCGCTCAGGGGAGGCGAGCCTGTGCAGGCGGCCAGGCTGGTTGGCGTGCAGCCCTACACGGTTCGAATTCGCAGTTGCGCTGCTGCGCGTGAGGTGACCACCTCATGGCGCATCGTGGATGCTCGGAACGCGTCGCGCATCATGAACATCAGGACCGTTACCAACCCAGACCAGAAAAACGCGTGGCTCGACCTGTTGGTTGATGATGGGGTGGCGACGTAATGGCGTTCAAGGCGAAGATTTTGGGCCGTGAGGCCCTTACGCGAAGGCTGAACGAGCTAGCGCCTGCTGTCGAGAAGTACGCAGCCGAGGCGAAGCTCGAGATTGCCAAGGAAGCAGCCACCCGCATTGCCGCAAAAGCACCTCGTGGTGCAACTGGCAACTACGCGGCCAGCATCCAAGGCGCTCGGCTGGCGGATAACCCGGACAAAAAGCAGATCGGCATTACGCAGACCAAAGACAAGGATGCAACCGGAGTCTTCGCCGAATACATCTGGCGTTTCTTGGAATTTGGAACTGCCCCGCACAATGTCGCCCCAGGCGGAGGCAACATCAGTTTTAGCGGCGAAACGCAGATGCACCCAGGCACAGCCGCGCAACCGCACGTCTTTCATACGTGGCGAGCCTACCGTAAAGCGGCGCGCCGCAAACTGCTGGCGGCCGTTAACAAAGGCGTCAGGGAAGCGCGGGGTAAACGCTGATGGCTAGTCCAGAATGGGAACTGCAGGTCGCCATAGTAGCGCGCCTGAAGGCAGATGCTGCCTTGACGGCGCTGATCTCTGGGCGTGTCTACGACCAGCCACCTGACCCTGTAACGTACCCCTATGTGACCATCGGCGAAGCGCAGTTCTTGCGTGACGACGCTACATGCATCAGCGGCGGCGAAATCTACGTGACGATGCACGGTTGGTCGAGATCTGTCGGCTTTCCGGAAGTTAAGCGGATCGCTGATGCAATGGCGGATTCCCTGCACTTGGCACCGCTGACGCTCGTAACAAACCGCCTGATCTCAATCATGCACCGCCAGACGCGGGTATTTCGCGATCCCGACGGGCTTACATCTCACGCGGTCATCGACTTCGTGGCCAATGTTGAGAAGCCGTAGCGGCAGCGCGTCTGCAGCTACACACATCACCAAAATCACCAAAGCGACCCGGCCATCTGCCGGGTTTTTTCATACACGAAGGAACCTAACATATGGCAACTGGTCAGCAACTTGGCAGACTGCTTCTCATCAAAATCGGCGACGGCGCTACGCCGGAAGTCTTCAGCAACATGTGCGGACTGAAAACGCGCAGCTTTAACATGTCGGCAAACGAAATCGACACCACCGTGCCGAGCTGCACCAACCCCGGTGGACCGGTACAGAAGACCAGCCGTCCGGGTATCTCGAACCGCACCTTCTCTGGTTCTGGAGCGTTCGTCGCCGGCGCAGCAATGACGACTTTTATGGGCTACGTCCGCGCCGCAAGTGCTTTCAATGCTCAGGTTGTGGTTCCTGGCGACGGCACTTATGAAGGCAGCTGGATGATTACCGATTTTGAAACGAGCGGCGACGTTGAGCCGAACATGGAATTCAGCGCAACCTTTGTCGCAGCCGGTGAGCTGACCTTTACGGCTGAGGTGTAATCCATGGCTAAAGAGGAGAGCGTAATGGTGAACGGCGCCCGCGGCGAAGTTCTGCTGACGATCGACGGAGTTGAACTCGTCATCGCTGCCAGCATGGGTGGCCTTGCCGCTGTGTCGACGAGGCTGGACTGCAAGTCCTTTCAGGATCTCTTCATGCGCCTGTCTGGCGTTGAGGCGGCCGCTGTGTTGGCCGGCATTGAATTGCTGACCATCAAAGGCGATCGGCTTGCTGCGATTCAGAAGCTCAAGTTGAAGCACTTTAAGGACTGCGCAGCGGCGTTCAACGCCGCTCTCGCACATCATTTCGATGATGGTGAAGAGGGAAACGTCGAAGCGGTCGCGGACGTGACGAAGTAAGCGCGCCATTCCCTTGGCGCGACTGGATGCGCATTGCGCTCGGTGGTCTTGGCTGGCGTCCCGCTGATTTTTGGGACGCCTCCCTGACCGAGTTCTTTGAGGCAATCCACGGCCGCAATGAAGCAAATGGTGCAGAGGGTGAGCAGAGCGCCCCGTCTGGCGGGGAAATGAACGCACTGCTGGCGAAGTACGGTTAGATAAAGCCGAGCGCCCTGCAGTTGCGGAGTGTCCGAGCCGCAAAGTCTTTGTCGCTGAATGTGTCCGGCTTTTCTCGAATGACGGAGCACATCTCGCGAACTTTTTCCGGCTCACTTTCGCTAGCGCTCGCGAGCATGAAGAGTTCGTTTCGAACGCGCTTCATCAGGTCCGCTTTCGCAGAGCGCTCGCGATGGTCGGAAAACTCTCCCCAGGCGTACCAGCCACCACCTGCGATCACTATCATGCATGCGCAGGCGATTAGCGTCTTCAGCCATCCATCCATTTGCCATCCCCCTCAGCCCGCCACCACGCGGGCTTTTCCACTTCTAGGATATTCGCCTGATGGTTGAAAAGACAGATGATCTTGTAATTTCCATCAGCACCGACCTTGCTACGGTCAAACGGAGCCTGAAGCGGCTCGAGGCAGACATATCTTCGACCACCGGCAAGGTCGAAAAGCAGTTCAATGATCTTGGTCGCGGCATCGACAATTCCATGTCGTCTGCGCTGCAAAAGCGCATCGACGGCATGGTCGGGATTGGCACGCGAGGCACCAAGGAGTGGAGCGGCGCTCTGGCCGACCAGGGCAAGGAACTTGAGCGCCTTCGCGCTCGCTACTCGCCGCTGTTCGCAACAATCAATAATTACAAGTCGGCCGTTTCCGACATTAAGCGCGCTCACGCGATTGGCGCCATCCACCCTGCAAAGTATCCCGCAGGCATTGATGGCTAACGGTGGTGGCGGCGGCATTTTAGGCAGTCTCACCAAATACGGCATGGGGCTTTTCTCAGGGTCGAGTCAGTTCGCCTCGGCATGGATGAGTGGCGGAATCGGCCTCTACGACAAGGGCGGCTTTACCGGTACTGGCGGCAAGTACACACCTGCGGGCATCGTCCATAAGGGCGAATACGTATTCGACGCTGCTGCGGTCAGCCGCATTGGCGTGCCTACGCTCGAGCGCCTTCGCGGGTATGCCAACGGCGGCGTGGTTGGCGCCCCGCGTGCACCTCGTCTTAATGGACGCGGAACGTCGGCGAACAGCAACGTACAGCCTGGCGTCCTGCAGGTTCAAATCAGCGGCGCGAGCGGCGACGACCACATCCGCACGCTGGTCAAGCAGGGCGTTGGCGAGGGGCTTAGTCAGTACAACGAAAACCAGCGCCGCGGCGGCTTCGGCACCATGCAGAGCAGGTACACTAGCCAGAAGGGTTGATCGATGGCGGTCTATACGAACCAGCCGACGCTGGAAGCCAATTTCATTGGACCAGTGAAGACTATCTATGACGTCACTGGATCGTCGATCGATGGCGGACGTAATGGCGTAGGCGAGGGGCAGACAATCGAAATGAGCGGTGGCGGTATCGTCACCGCGACATATGAAGACTGCAAAATTAAAAACCCAGAGCACTACGAATACGTGAATTGGCTTGGAGCTCGCCTCAACGGCGGGTTCCGCTTCATCAATGTGCCGATCATTACCGATTGGTTTGGGCCGTTCCCGACAGTCAATAACCTGCCTGCGCCCATCGTCAGCGGCATCACGCACTCTGACGGATCTTACTTCTCGGATGGGGCAGGCTACAGCCAGGCGACGGTCTACGGCGAGATTACCGAAGCGGCGGCACTGAACGCTGGCATTATAAAGATGCGCGTCTACGGCCTCGATAGGCCGCTGCGTTGGTCTGACTGGTTTTCGATCTACCACACGACGAAGGGCTGGCGCGCTTACCGCTACTGGCAGGTGATAAGCAAAACATCGGAAGAAAATCCGGTGTACACGCTGGCGATCGCGCCGCCATTACGCGAGGCAGTCGCCGTAGGCACACGAGTCGAGTTCGCTCGGCCGCGTTTCGTCGCGAAGTTCAAGTCTGAGTTCACGCTTCCGTCGGTAGTTGAGGCGTTCTTCGTCACACAGCAGTCCATCCAGTTCGTCGAGGCGTTCTGATGGGCTGGGTTCCGGACAACGTCATCAGCGAGCTGCGGGGCAGCCATCAGCTCGGAATCTTCCTGCGCATCGGCACCACGCCGTCGCTGTATATGTGGTTCGGGATCAACGATATTCCGGCCAACTTCGACAGCATTGACCCAACCGGCACGGTCTACCTAGGCGGCGGCAAGCTTGTCGGCGTGCCTACGCTCGAGGTGCTGGTGAACGGCACGGCGGACAGCGTGGAGTTCACGCTCTCCGGCATCGATCCTACGTCAGCCGCTAGGATGATAGACACCCTGCCTGCCGTGCGCGGCGCGACTGTGCAGATGGGCATCACGACGCTGGACCACTACTACCAGCCGATGAGTAACGTCATTCCGATTTGGACCGGCACTGCTTCGCATGTATCGGAATCGTCGCCCGCCACGCCTAGCGGGCAAACCGTGACACTATCCCTGTCGCTGGCCGTCGTTGCCGGAGAGGCCACGCGGTCGCGCGGAGCGCGCTCTGTTTGGTCTACCCCGCACCAAAAGGCGATCTCGTCTACTGATAAGTTCTGCGACGGCGTCAGCAGGCTCGCCAGAGGCGTCCAACCAGTCTGGCCGAACTTCTAGGCCACAGCGCCCGAGGTATTCATGACATTGCACGAATTTCTGGCGCTGCCCCACCGCTTCAGGTGGGGCGGGATGGGCGGCGACGACTGCACGACGTTCTGTGGCACGTGGCTGCAAGAGAGCATCGGGATCGACCCGGCAGAGAAATTCCGCGGCACCTACAGCACGGCCAAGGGCGCCCATGACATACTGGCGAGGACGGGCGGCGTTGTTGCGTTCGCTGCCGCTGCACTGGAGCCGGTGGGCTTCAAGCGTGTCCAGCACCCGCAAGACGGTGACGTCGGTGTCGTCAAGGCTCCGACGGGGCTGGACGGTGAGACCAAGGAAATCTGCGCGATCCGTTTCGGGCCGCTCTGGGCTCTGCTGTCGCCCTCCGGAGTCGTCGCGAAAAAGCTAGACCACGTTGCCGTATGGCGAGCACCTGGTGGAGATCGCAAACAATGAGTTTCCATCACCGCATGATGCTGCAGCGCTACGGCCTCGGCAGCACGACTTCGCTTTACAGCGAAGTCATGTTCGACCCAATTTTCACGCCGATTTTCACGGCGGTGCTTGGCTCCGGCGGTTTTGCGATCGGCGCCACCACAATCAGTTACGCGTCAATCGCTTCTGCGATTGCAACAACGGCGATCTCGATCGGCCTTCAGGCGCTTATGGCGCAAACGCCAAAGCCGCCCAAACCGGAAGACGGTAGGTCTCCTCTAAACCAGGCGATTCCGTTTCGCACTTATGCCGTCGGCCGCACACGGCTGGCTGGCGCGCGAATGATGTGGGAGGCAGTAGGGTCTAACCTTTATTCCGTGCAGGCTATTGCCGGACACAAGATCAAGTCCTTCAATCGGTTTTACCTCAACGACGACGAGGTGACAGTTGTTGATGACGTTGTCACGCCGCTGACGACGGGCGGCAGGTACGGCGCAGGATCGGCAAATGTCAGGCTCTACACGCGCCTCGGCGCCAATCCGGAAACGCCGTATTCGGAGCTTGTCTCGGCACTTGGCGCTGACGGCATCTGGACCAACGCCCATCGCGGAGACGGTCAGGCTTCACTTGCCATGCGTGCGCACAACGCCGACGCGCAGGATCAGCAGACGGCATTTCCATACGGCGCCCCATCTCCTTCGGTAGAGATCGACGGCGCAGTCTGCTGGGATTTCCGCGACCCGGCGCAGGATCCTGCGGATCAGAGCACCTGGACGTGGACGCGCAATTCTGCGGTCATCTGCGCCTGGCATCTCTGCTTTAATGAATTCGGATTCGGCCTTGATTACACAAAAGCACTGCTTCCAGTCATCGACCTATGGAAAGAAGAGGCCGACGTTTGCGACGAGCTGGTTCCGCTGAAAGGCGGTGGCACAGAACCGCGCTACGAGTGCAACGGCTGGGACACGACAGAGAACGGCCCGAAGTCTGGGCTGAACGCTATTCTCTCGACCTGCGACGGTCACTTGGTCGCGCGCGGCGATGGAGCCCGCATCTTAACCGTCGGCAAGTTCCGCGAAAGCAGAACCGCAACGCTGACCGATGCCGACATTGTCGGTCATCAGGTCCAGTACAACGTGCTGTTCGAAGACGAGTGCAATCGGCTCGTGCCGAAGTTCACTTATCCGGCCACGAACTACACAAGCTGCGACACCGACTTCTTTGAAGACACGGCCGCGCAGCTAAGTGCTGGCCGTGTGCTGACGCAAGAGGGCAGCTACGAATGGTGCCACCAGTGGCGACAAGCACGGAGGCTGGGCAAGCGAGACTGGCTGCGATTGCGGCAGAAGGTCAAGGGCAGCCTTGACGTTCGGCTATCCGGCATCAACGCTGTCTATGCCCGCTGGGTTCGTTTGGAAACTCCGAACCGCCTACCGCGGCTAGACGGTAAGCTTTTGGAGAACCGTAGGTCTGTGCTGGCTCTTACCAAGGGCGGCTTTTCGATGGACTTCGTCGAGCAGCCTGATGGCATCGACGACTGGAATCCAACAACAGAAGAGGGGCAGCAGCCTCCGGTTCCTCCGGCGGTGAACGCGTCAAATATTCCGACTCCGGTCATCAACCTTATTCAGGCGAAGGCGAGCAACAACTCGGTATACATCCGTGTGGTCGTCATCGACCCGGCTGACGATAGCTTCATTCCTGTAGTCCGCTACCGCGTTGCTGATATCGGCGCCGGTACGCCAGGGGCTTGGATTGAACAACCTTTCCCAGGTGCTGACCCGTCTGGCGGATACATCAATCTGAACACCAACACGGTCCCTGTCGATCAGGAACTGCAGGTGCAGGTGGCATTCAAGGCGTCCAACGGAAAGTATTCCAATTGGTCTGTCACGGAAGAGGTGACGTCGACCGCCGATCCGACTCCGCCTGGTGTCGTTACCTCGCCGAGCGCGGTGGGTGGGCTAGGCGCAGCCACGTTCAACTGGAACGCTCCGAACAGCAGCAATTACGCTGGTGCGAAGATCTACTGGAACACGGTCAATAACTTCGGCACGGCAAGCTACGCTGGTCCGCCAGAATACGGCGCGTCATCGAGTGCGGATTCGACCTCCAGGTCGTTCGCTGCCGGCACCTATTACGGCTGGATAGTGTCGATCAACCACTCTGGCATCGAGGGTGCATCCGCTGCGACGGGCACGTTTACCGTGACCTAACCTCATCCAAAGCGCATTCTTTTCAATCGCCTCGGCTTAGCAGCCGGGGCGTTTTCGTATGGGAAATCATAATGGTAGAACTCGCCACGACCATATGGGCGGACGGCCCGACGCCCAACCCACATCAGCCCGACAAGGCACAGATAAGGGCGTGGGGCACGTTTATTGAGCGGAACGCGGCGTGGAATCTGCTGAGCGCTTCTGATATCAGCAGCAATTCCATCCCAGACGGGATGAGCTTTATTCGCACCGCCGGCTACGCCACCCCAGGCGATGGTGGTGGCGCCCTTTACTTCCGGCTCGCCTCCACGGGCACAGAGCCGTGGCAGATACAGTCCGACGACGGCGCTTGGTGGGATATCGCGCTTGCACAGGAATACCCCGCAGAGATCTTCGGTCTTGGCGTAGGCGGTGCTGATACCGCATCGTGGGAAGCGGCCATCGACTTTATCACTACCCGTGGCGGTACATTGCGCGTGCCAGCGGGCGAGTTCACGCTCACGAATGACTTGTCGATCACGTCCGCGGCCATGCCGTTCCGCGTCTTTGGCGCCGGCAAGGATGTGACGATTTTCAAGCGCGCCGATACCGGCACCGTCGCGTTCTGGAATATCGTCAACAGCAGCGACTATATCATCGCCGACCTGACCCTGGACTGCCAGCGCTCAAATGTTGCTGTAGGCACCGGCAGCCATGCGCTTCGCATGGACCGCGGCGAAAACATCACTGTGCATCGCGTTAAGGTGACAGACTACACAGACACCGGCATCATTTTCTTCGACACAGCAGACGCGGCGAACGGCCTGCACGACAACGTTAGCGTGATCGAATGCGAGTGCGACGGCCTGAGCAACGCCAATAACGGCATTCTGCTCAACAATACCCGACGCGGCCTGATGGCTCACAACAAGGTCATCAACCTTGGCCGGCAGGGTGCGCCGCAGTTCGCGATTCAGTTCAAGGCTCGGAACGTTGACGGCAAGTCGATCGGCAATTGGATCGAAAACTGCCGCGGCGGCATTGCGATCGGGTCAACCGATGTGGCTGCCCCGTCGAACGTCAACTGCCACTCTTCCTTCGAGATTGTTAAGGGTGCGACCCGGGCACTCCGCGCCACCTATTCGTCCTTCTGCACAATGCATGCCGAAGTCATTGACATGGACGAAGCGAGCGATGCCGGCAACCCGACGGAGGATACTGACGAGCATGCAATATTCCTGAACCAGGTTGATAACTGCGTCATCAGGATTGGCCACCTCCGTAGCTACGAAGACACGAAATACGTTGTTGCGCTGCCAACTGCAGTCGGTTGCACTGTCGTTATCGATACATGGCGCAACGTGCCGCATACGAACAAGTTTCTCGACCTGGGTGTCGGCGCTTCCGGAAACGTCATTGAGGTCAAGAACTACGTCGGCACACCTTTCGATTTTCCGATGGATTTGGTCCAGAACGCTAGTGGTTCCGCGAACACCTTCCGCATTTCCAGCGACGTGATGTCGCAACGAACGACAATCGCCAGTGATGCCATTACTATTCTCAATCCGGCGATTGAGCGTTACCGCCTCGATACCGAAGGCGCAGCCGTCTCTGACAACCTGGCTACAATCAACGGCGGCACGGACGGTCAAAAAATCGCGTTCACGATTACCGCAGACGCGCGCGACGTTGTCCTGAAGCACAACACCGGAAACATCTTCCTCAAGGGTGCTGTTGATCGGACGCTCGGAACAGTCAACGACATCGTGATGCTGATGTTCAGCAGCTTCGCAAACAAGTGGATTGAGATCTAAAAGATGACAGAATTCGAAATTCACGAAGAAAGATCCTCCGATGGTGAGTCGCTGTACGAATTCATCGAATGGATGGTGGATCTGGCGGTCGAGGAAGACTTCGGCATCATCGAATATGTGGACGACGCCGGAAACATCTATGCGCCTGACTACAACGGAGGCGATGTCGAAGGCGAATTCACCTGCCGTTATCGCACGGTGAAGACCTGATCACTTCGGTCGATACATTCTTCATGTCGCCGCTGCGAGCGCTGAGTCCTCGCTCCTTTCTCTGGGCAGCGGCGCATGACTACAACGTGGTAACGACTGCCTGGTGCTTGGATCATTTCTGGTGGCTGGTATCGAGGCATGCGTGTTTCGCCGGGGCAACGAAGGAGCCGACGGGGGGCCGTCAAAGCTTGAAATGGTAGTTATAGCGATCGTGGTCGCTTGTCGGCCAAGCCAAGTGGAACCGTTCATCGTCAAATATCAACAGGAAACCAGAGGCGTATCGTTGTGTACTTAGATCCTCAAAGACGAAAAATCCCTGGAAGTAGACGCGCCCATCCTGGACGTTTGGTCGATTATTCAAGAGTTCGATGAGGGCTCGTATTCTGCCAGATTCTGAACCCCCGCCAATTGGCACGCTTCCTTGTTTGAAAGAAACACCATCGGCTACGGAGTGGCCGGCAAGCATCGGACCTATGTGAACAGGCGCGGGAGGTGCGCCCCCACTTGTAACGCTCCATCTGCGGCAAATCTGCTTGACGACAGCGGGAGATCTCCCGGAATTCCTAATACGAAACCAAAGCTCCTTCACTTCGCTGCCGTCGCTTTTGACGAAACGACCATTTAAGAATTGTAGGCCGGAAACTTCTTCGAATTCCAACGTAAGAAATGGCTCAAGCTCGGCCGCTAACGCTTTGGCCATTGTTTCTTCGGACTTGATGGCGGCTTCAGTTGTCTTTCGCGCTTCTCGGAGCGTTAGGGCGACAAATACAATGCCTAGGGCAGTGACGACGACAGCAGCATAGGCCCATTCCGCCATTTCTTGTTGGACGCGCAATTCATACGCAGCATGCTGGCGCTCGGCTCTGACATAATCCCAACCCTGGATGCACCTGACCACGGTGACCACGTCAGAGGACATACATTTTAGCGGGTGTTCATCAGCGCTCTTGTAGTAGGCGACTATCTCGTCGTGTCGATCAGCGTGGTGCAGCCGATACGCTATGCCATACCAAACTGCAGCGGCCGCCAGCAGCAAGAGTAGTACTGCTATCCAATAGCGCTTCAAACGTGTGTTCCGCACATTCCCCTCGTCAAGTCCCAGCCGTCAAGCTGCTGCTGGTTCTTTGACCATCAGCTCGTTCACGATACCTGAGTCGCCGCATGCACGAGAGGCGAGGCGGGGGTGGACGGCAGTCTTTTGCACATTAACGCAGCAAGCCTCGCGGCGAGCGCGCTTTTTTCATGGAATTCAACATGACCATCACGACCACGTCACCACGTGGCCGCGCCTTTACGCGTGGCCACGAAGGAAACCCGCTGACCTGCTATCTGGACCCTGTCGGCGTGCCGACGATCGGCACTGGGTTCACGATGCGCAGCGCCGCTGTTCGCCGCGCTCTTGCGCGTATCGGAATTACGAAGCTCGTGCCAGGCAAAACGAAGATCACGGCCGAGCAGTCCGACGCCATTTTCGCCTCTGTACTCGCCGACGAATTCGAGCCTGCCGTTGTTGCGTCTTCGCCAAAGAGTCGCAAGCAGCACCAGATGGATGCTGCCGTCAGCGCAATCTATAACCTCGGCGCAGGCGCCATGGAGTGGACGTGGGCCGACCTTTGGCGCGCTGGCAAGGTGAAAGAGGCGGCGGCCTATCTCGGCAGCCACTACAACACCGCGGACGGCAAGAAGCTGCCGGGGCTGGTGCGGCGCCGCAAGGAAGAGGCGGATCTCTTCCTGAACGGGCAGTATACCAAAGGCCATGCCGCAAAGGAATCCACGCCCAGACCGCCGCGCAAACCTGACGCGGTCGTCAAAGAAGCGCAGGAAATTCTTACCAGCAAGGGCTTCAATCCCGGCGCCATAGACGGCTGGATGGGCGAGAAAACGCGCGAAGCTATCATTGCCTACCAGAAAGCCCACCCGCATCTGGTCGCCGACGGCATTCTTGGGCCGGCAACGTTGTCGCAGCTACGGCGTGACGCCAAAGCGCTACGCGATGCAGCGACCAAGGGCGCGGGCTCTGCAGTTGGCTCTGGCGCGCTGGCGTTCATGGCTGGCTTGCCGTGGGGCTGGATCGCCTTGGCTGCCGCGATGCTGGTGCTTGGGTATGTCGCTTACCGGTATCGAGACGTTATCGCCCGCCGCTGGAATACATGGCGGGGCAAGGAGGTAAGGGTGTGATTGCTCTGCTTTCCTTCCTCATCAAGATCGGCCTCGGCGGCGTGATCGACAAGGCCATTGCGCTCGTGCAGCGCAAGGCAGAGCTCGAGGTCGACAAAGAGAAGCTGCGCACCGAGCTCACCGCGGAGTATATGCGCCAGGTCGTTGAAGAGACCCGCATCATGGCGGACTTCAATATGGCGAAATTTTCCTTTCCGTGGTTCTGGATGTTTGCGGCGCTGTTCGTCCTGCCGCTTGGCTTCTGGTGGTCGGCTGTCATCCTCGATGGCACGTTCCACTTCGGCTGGAATGTTGCGAACCTACCGACGCCCGAAATGCGGCAGTGGGCCGGCGACATGATTAAATGGATTTTCTACGTCGGAGGCGGAGTCGCTGGCGTCAAGGCGGTGCTGAAAAGATGACCCCCGAAGAAATTATGAAGGCGGTCCTTTTCTTCCTTACAGTGGCGGGCGCCGGATGGGGAATCTGGTGGAAGATCGACAGCCGCGTTAAGGAAGGCGAGAAGGCCACAGAGGGGCGCGTGAAAGCGGCCGAAGAGAAGTCCAGCAGGGTGGCGGAGGACTTGGCTAGCTTTAAACTGCGTGCCGCCGAGACCTATGCA